AGGCCGTGGCACATCAGCTCGTGCGCGGGCTCTCGATTGGGTTTCACGCCCTCGAACCGCCCGAGGCCATCAAGGGCACGTTCGGGTTTCGCTACAAGAAATGGGAATGGGTGGAACTCTCGGCGGTGACGATCCCCGCCAATAGCGCAGCCACCATCACCACCATCAAGGCCATTGCTGCACAGGATCTGACCGCGTCAGGTCAGGGTCCGGTGCGGGTCGTTCGGTCCTCGGCCGGCGTTGCGGCCGTTTCCCGTGCAGGGCAGATCATGAAGAAAACCTTTCAGGAACAGATCACCGAGTTCGAGGCGACGCGGGCGGCGAAAGATGCCGAGCGCGTGGTGCTCATGACGAAGGCGGCGGACGCGGGCGAAACGCTCGATGCGGCCGCGGCCGAACAGTACGACACGTTGACGGACGAGATTCGCGCGGTCGATGCGCATCTGAAGCGGTTGCGTGACCTCGAAGAGTCCAACCAGGGCGCGGCGCGGCCGGTGGCCGGCGCGTCGTTCGCGGACGGGGCGGCCAGTCGCGCGCCGGTCATTCAGGTTAAAGAGACCCTGCCGCCGGGCCACGAGTTCGCCCGCATGGTGATGTGCAAGGCGCACGCCTATCTCGAGCACATGAGCCCAGTGGAACTCGCGAAGGCGCGGTACCCGGATTCGCCGCGCATCCACCAGTACCTCCAGCGTGGAGCGGTCCCGGCGGCGACGACGGGGACGGCGGTCTGGGCCGGCGCGCTCGTGGACCCGACGAATCTTGCGGGCGAGTTCATCGAGTTCCTCCGGCCGCAGACGATCATCGGCAAGTTCGGCACGGGGGGGATTCCGTCCCTCCGGCGCGTGCCGTTCAACGTGCGCGTGATCGGCCAGATCTCTGGCGGAGAGGGCTACTGGGTGGGCCAGGGCGCGCCGAAGCCGCTCACCAGCTTCCAGGTGGCCCCGACGACGCTCACCTGGGCGAAGGTCGCCAACATCGCTGTCCTGACCGAGGAGATCGTGCGATTCTCCTCGCCGTCGGCTGAAGCATTGGTGCGCGACGAACTCGCGCGGGCGTTGATTGAACGGCTGGATGTCGATTTCGTCGATCCGGCGAAGGCCGCCTCGGCGAATGTCTCGCCGGCCTCGATCACAAATGGGCTGACGGCCCTGACCTCGGCGGGCACCGGAGCTGACAATGCGCGGACCGACCTCCAGAACCTGCTCGAGACGTTCATCCTCGCCAACATCGACCCGACCAGCCTCGTGCTGATCATGCCGAACACGTTGGCGTTGGCGCTGTCGCTGATGGTGAACAGCCTCGGGCAAGCGGAGTTCCCCGGTCTGACGATGCGGGGTGGCACGCTCCAGGGCATCCCGGTCATCACCTCGCAGTATGCGGCGAATCAGAGCGGGGGCGGGAATCTGGTGATCGCGGTCAACGCGTCGGACATCTTCCTGTCGGATGACGGGCAGGTGACGATCGACATGAGCCGCGAAGCCTCGCTCGAAATGCTCGACAACCCGACGAACAACAGCGCGACGTCGACGGCGACGAGTGCCGTGTCCATGTGGCAGACGAACTCGATCGCCCTCCGGGCCGAGCGGTTCATCAATTGGGCGAAGCGGCGCGCCGATGCCGTCGCCTACATGGATGACGTGAACTGGGGATCGATCGGATCGCCGAGCTAGTCCCGTGAGTGCCCCGCCGCTGTGAGCGCACGCTCCGGCGGCGGGGCGTGATGTGTGGCAGGGATGACTGACGCGCGTGTGGCCGTCGTGGCCCTCAAACCCTTCGCGTATCGTGGCCAATCGGTTGCGGCCGGGGAGCTCTGTCTCGTGCGGCCGATTGAAGCGGCGGCGCTGCTCTATCGGCGGCAGGCGCGCTGGGTCCAGGAGGACGAGGCCGCGGGCGTCTATGCGCGTCGGGATCTGGTCGCGGACGAGCCCAGCGTGCGCGGACGAGCCCAGCGACCGAGACGGCCTCCAGAAGCGTCATGACCGTGTTCGGCTTCACGATTACGCGTCAGAAACAGATCCCGGCCGTCCTTTCGTCTCCCGAGGCGCGGGGCGGCTGGTGGCCGGTCGTGCGCGAAGGCTTCAGCGGCGCGTGGCAGCGCGGGATCGAACTCCGACCGGAGAACGTGCTGACGTTCTATGCGGTCTATGCGTGCGTCACGCTGATCGCCTCGGACATCGCGAAACTGCGTCTCACGCTCCAGCAGCAGGATGCCGATGGTATCTGGCAGGAGACGGAGAGCCCAGCCTTCTCTCCGGTGCTGCTGAAACCTAATCGGTATCAGACCCGAATTAAGTTTATCGAACAATGGATGACCTCGAAGCTCATTCATGGCAACACGTACGTGCTGAAGCAGCGCGATCTCCGGCGCGTGGTGAGGGCGCTCTATGTGCTCGACGCCCAGCGCGTGCGGGCGCTCGTGGCCCCGGATGGGGCCGTCTATTACGCGCTCCAGCAGGACGATCTGGTGGGCGTGGCCTCCCAGGTTACGGTGCCGGCGAGCGAGATCATTCACGATGTCATGGTCCCGCTCTATCATCCGCTCGTCGGCGTGTCGCCGCTTAGTGCCGGGCTCTTGCCCGCGGTCCAAGGTTTGCGCATCCAGCGGAACTCCTCGAACTTTTTCGCCAACGGATCGCAGCCTGGCGGGCTCCTGACCGCGCCGGGGACCGTGTCCTCCGAGGACGCGCAAGAAATCCGACGCATCTGGGACACGGAATACACCGGGGACAATGCGGGCAAGGTGGCCGTGTTGGGAAATGGGCTGAAGTACGAATCGATGACGATCAACGCCGTCGATGCGGAACTCGTGAAACAGCTCAAGCTCTCTGCCGAAAACGTCTGCGCCGTGTACAAAGTGCCCGCGCACATGGTGGGCGTGGCCCCCGCGCCCGCCTACACGAACGTCGAGGCGCTGAATCTCCAGTACTACACGCAGTGTTTGCAGAATCCGATCGAGTGCATTGAAAGTCTGCTCGACGACGGCTTGTCATTGCCCGCGAAGTACGGCACCGAGTTCGATCTCGATGATTTGCTCCGCATGGATACCGCCTCGCGCATCAAGGCGGCGGCCGAGGCGATTGGCGGCGGGGGGATGTCCCCGAATGAATCGCGGCGGCGCTTTCTGCACCTCGGCCCCGTGGAGGGCGGCGACGGACCGTATCTCCAGCAGCAGAATTATTCCTTAGCGGCGCTGGCGAAGCGCGACGCGAAGGCCGATCCCTTCAGTGCTGGGACGACCTCCTCTCCAGCCACGGAGATGGACGAGGAGATGTCCGAGGAGATGATGGCCGCCGCGATTCGGGGGACCATCACGAAAGCCTGTCATGACCTCGCCTGATTTGCAGATCGTGGCGGCCGCGACGGCCGACGCCGTGCGCGAGGTCTGTGCCCCGCTCCTGCGGCGCATCGCCGCCTTGGAAGCGCGGACGGTGGAGGCAGGACCGCCAGGACCGCCAGGACTTGCAGGTGAACGAGGCCTTGACGGCCGTGATGGCCGCGACGGCCACGACGGGACGAACGGCAAGGATGGCCGCGATGGGGCAGACGGCGCGCCTGGGCCGATCGGCGAGCGAGGCGCCGATGGCCGCGACGGCCACGACGGGACGAACGGCAAGGATGGATTCGGCCTGGAGGATTTCTCCGTCGCTTACGACGGGGATCGCACGCTCTCATTTCGCTTCATGCGTGGCGAGCTCGAGCGGTGTCAGATCGTGACCCTGCCGATGGTGATCTATCGCGGGGTGTTTGCCGAGGGGCAGACCTATGCGGTCGGCGATGCGGTGACGGCGGGCGGGTCCGTGTGGATCGCCAAGCAGGCGACCAGCGCGAAGCCGGGGCTGCCCTCAGAGGAGTCGCGTGCGTGGCAGCTCGCCGTGAAAAAGGGCCGCGATGGCCCGATGGGTCCGGCCGGGCCGCTCGGTCCGGCGGGACCGCGGGGCGAATCGGGCGCGCCCGGTCCTGTCCGCTATTAGTCGGTCATGCCATGCCGCAGGTCGCGCGTCTCTGGCCTGGGGAGACCGTCGTTGTTCTCGGGACCGGGCCGTCCTTGACCGTTGAGGATGTGGACTACTGTCGCACGAAAGCGCGCGTGATCGCCGTGAATGACGCCTATCACCTCGCGCCGTGGGCCGATGCGCTGTACGGCTGTGATGCGCAGTGGTGGCAATGGCATCGTGGCGTCCCAGAGTTTACGGGGCCAAAGTGGGCGCTCGATCATTCAGCGTGGACGAAGTATCGCGCGATCTATCCGGACGTGCAGCGGCTCCGCAACACCGGATGGTCCGGGCTGGAGCATCTGCCGACCGGGCTCAAATCCGGCCGCAACTCCGGGTATCAGGCCATCAATCTCGCCGTGCATTACGGCGCGGCGCGGATTCTCCTTCTCGGATTCGACATGCAGGCGGCCAAAGACCGCAGTCATTTCTTCGGCGAGCACCCGAATCGCCAGCGGTCGCCGTACCCGCTCTTTCGGCACGCGTTTGATTCGCTGGTCAAACCGCTGGCTAAGATCGGCGTCGTCGTGCTGAATTGTTCTCGCTCGACGATGCTGACGGCGTTTCCGCGCGTGCCCTTGCGCGAGGCGTTGCCATGCTGACGGTCTGCACGTTCAAGTGGTGCGCCGCGCCAGGCTACCGATCCACGTTCGGTCCGACAGCCGTCCTGGCGTTGCGGAATGCCCTACGCCGGCAGTATCCCCTGCCGCATCGGTTTGTGTGCATCACGGATGATTCGCGCGGGTTAGAGGACATCGAGACCATCCCGCTGTGGCCCGATCATGCGGCCGTGATCAGTCCTCACGGACGGCATCAGCCGAGTTGCTATCGTCGACTGAAGCTCTTCGATCCTGCGATTGAGTTGCTGCTCGGTCCGCGCTTTGTCTGTATCGATTTGGATACCGTGATTGTCGGCGATGTGACGCCCTTATTTTCTCGCGCTGAGGACTTTGTCATCTGGGGCGAGACGAATCCCAAAACCTTCTACAACGGCTCGATGTTCATGTTGACGGCCGGGGCGCGCCCGCAGGTGTGGACGGCCTTCGATCCGCAGCGGTCGCCGTCGTTGGCGAAACGCGCGGGCCGGTTCGGGTCCGATCAAGGGTGGATCAGCTATGTGCTCGGGCCGGGTCAAGCGACCTGGACGCGTGACGATGGCGTGTACAGCTTCCGCGTGCATCTCGAGCCGAAGGGCGGCGCGCTGCCAGCGAATGCGCGCGTCGTGCATTTTCACGGCAAGGTCGATCCGTGGGACTGGCGCGGTCAGCGGCTCGCCTGGGTGCGTGAGCATTGGGGGATCGCGGCATGAGCCGGTGGGCGTGGGAGACCTTTCGGGGGAGTCCGCAGGCGCTGAAGTTCAATCGGCGGGACTTGCCGCATCTCGTCACGATCATCGCGGCCTGTGCGGCGCACCGGGTGGCGATTCAGGCCGGCGGGCATCTCGGGATCTGGCCGAAGCGGCTTGCGGCCTCGTTCAAGACGGTCTACACCTTCGAGCCCGCGCCCACGCTGTTCGCGGCCTTGCAGGCGAATGCGCCGGAGCCGAACATCATTCGCTTGCAGGCGGCGCTGGGGGACGTGCGGGGGCCGGTCGGCCTGTCGCAACGGCGCCGGCATGGGCGCATGGTGGGCGACCATGAGGGTCTGACCCACATCGAAGGATCGGGCGTCCTGCCGACGCTCTGCATCGATGATCTCGCCGTGCCGGTCTGCGATCTGATTTGTCTCGACGTCGAAGGCTACGAACTCCCGGCGTTGCGCGGCGCGCATGGCACGCTGCGGCGCTGTCGGCCGGTGGTGGCGGCCGAAGTCAACGAGAATTGTCAGCACTACGGGTTCACGCCAGAGGATCTACATGGGTTCTTGCGCGATCAGGGGTACGCCTATTCCTTCCGCGCGGGATCGGATGACATTTTCCTCCCGGCGGAGCGGACCGGATGCACTTAATTCCCCCCGTCGAGGCGTATGAGGCGGCGTTCGCGCTCGAGCGTACGCGCCGGTATCCGCTAGTGGACGACTTCGAGGCGCGGCAGGGCTTCGCGCTCGATCGCGCCCGCCTCGAGGCGGCGGCGCGCGTGTTGGCCTGTCCGATTAAAGCGCGTCCGCCCAATTGGCAGCATGGGCGCGTGCTCTATGCGCTCACGCGACGGTATCGCCTGACGGCCGAGGGGCCGCTCTACTGTCTCGACATCGGGACGGCGAAAGGTTTTTCGGCGCTTTGTCTGCTCTGGGCTGTGGAGGGCACGGCGAGCCGCGTGGTCTCCGTTGATGTCGTGGACCCGGAGTCGCATACCCGGCGGAATACGATCGCGGAATGTCACGGCTTGTTGACGCTGGCCGAGACCCTCGCGCCGTGGCCCGAGAGTCAGGCCATCGAGTTCCGGCACGACACCGGCCTCGAGTGGCTGGCCCGGACGACCGATCGCGTGCATGTCGCCTTCCTTGACGGCAAGCACGACTATGCGGTCGTGCTCGGCGAAGGCCGGCTGCTCGCGGCCCGTCAACGGCCGGGCGATGTGGCCGTCTTCGATGATGCACATCTCACCGGCGTCGCCCACGCGATCGAGGAGTTGGGCCTGCACTATCGTTTCGAGGCATTCAGGCTGCTTCCCGAACGCGGCTATGTCCTGGGAGTCCGGCGCTGATGGGCATTCTGAAAGAGCCGGCGGTCTTTATTGAGCAGTTGCATCTCCCGCATGGATTTTCCGTCTGTGAGTTAGGCGATCAATGGGTGACGTGGACCGATCCGCACGAACTCGCCGAGGCGTGGTATCGCCGGCTCGGCTGCGCGCGGTATTGCTCGATCGATGGGAATGGGCGCGGCACGATCATGGCCGACCTGAATCTTCCCCTCGTCCGGCCGCGGAAACCATTCGATCTCGTGACGGATTTCGGTACGGGCGAACACGTCTTTGACCAGGCGCAAGTGTGGCGGACGCTGCACTCCCTCACCAGACCCGGCGGGTATCTCGCGTTCGACCGGCCCGTGCAAGGCTACCGCCAGCACTGCTACTACCTCACCGATGAATGTCTCTTTCGCGATCTGGCCGCGGCGAATGCGTACGACATCGTCCAGCTTGCGCGGCAGATCACCCCACGCGGCGAATTGATTCGCGGCATCTTTCGTCGGCCGAAGGATCGCGCGGCGTTTCGGGTCCCGCAGCAGGGCCGGTATCACAAGTCCCTGGTGATTCCATGTTGACGGTCGTCTGTGTGTGGGTCCGCGCGAATGTGCCGTACGGCGCGGAGTATGTCGCCCGCTTGCGCGCGAGTGTGGCGCGGCATCTCGCCCGCCCGCATCGGTTCGTCTGCCTCACCGATCACCCGTTGCAGGTGCCAGCGGATGTCGCAGCGATCTGGATTCCGTCGCCGAAGCCACTGCCGGGCTGGTGGGCGAAATTGCGCCTGTTCGATCCGGCGGTGGGGCTCGGCGGGCGGGTGCTCTATCTCGATCTCGATTCAATCATCGTGCAGGCGCTCGACCCGATTGTGGAGTTTCCGTCGGCCTTTGCGCTCGTGCCGCCGGGTGGGGCCTTCCGACCGGCGAACGGCCAGCAGACCGTGCGGCGGTACAACTCCTCGGTCATGGTGTTCGATGGCGGCACGTTGCCGCATCTCTGGACGCAATTCACGCCGGCCATTGCGGCGCGGCTCTGGGGCGATCAGGACGCCATCGGAGAATGGCAGCCGACGGCCGACACGATGCCTGCGGCGTGGTTTCCTCGGATCTCCGAGATCGGGGCCGCTGGCCAGATCCCCGCCGAGGCCCGCGTGATCCTCGCGAAGACGCCCAAGCCGGCTGACGCGGTGGCCCGCTGGCCCTGGGTGGCGGCGCACTGGGGCTGAGATGGCTCTCTGGTGTCGCGATCTGCCGTCGGTCCAGATCCCGCCGAGCGCCACGCCCAAGCCCCTCACGCTCGTCTTGCCGTATTACGAGAATCCGACCTTCCTTGAGACTCAGTGTCAGCTCTGGCGCGGGTATCCGCGGGATCTCACGGCGGGGCTGACCGTCATCGTCGTGGATGACGGATCGCCCGTGCCGTGCGTCCGTCCGCGCGACGTGCCGTGTGCGCTCCGGCTCTTTCGGATCGGCGTGGACGTGCGGTGGAACTGGTTGGCGGCGCGCAATCTCGGCGCGCATCACGCAGAGGCGGGATGGTTGCTCCTCACCGATATGGATCACCTCATGCCGACTGACACGCTCCGCGCGGTGATGTGGGGGCAGCACGATCCTCGCGTGGTCTATGCGTTCGCGCGGCGTGAGCACACCGGGCAGACCATCGCGCCGCATTCGGCCAGCTTTCTCCTCACCCGCGATCTGTTCTGGCGTGTGGGCGGTTATGACGAGGCGCTCTCGGGCTACTACGGGACCGATGGCGAGTTCCGGCGACGGCTGGCGCAGCAGGCCCCGATCCATCTCCTACCTCATGTGCTCGTGCGACATGAGTTCGTCGGGGACAGTTCCACCACGCGGTACCGGCGCAAACAACCTGTAGATGCCGCCGTTAAGCGCCTCGTCGCGCGACGTCCGAAGACGTGGCGCCCGCGCGTCTTGTCGTTCCCCTACACCGAGGTGCTGACGTGAGCCTGCCGTGGGATGCCGGCCTCCAGTGGCGGACGGCGCTCGTGAGCGCCGAGACAGATTTTCTCGCCGTGGATCGCGAGTTCATCGCCCATCGCGTGCTGCGTGTGTATACGGAGGACGTGGAATCCGACCTGATCGATCACTACATCCGCGCGGCGACGGCATTCGTGGAGCGCCGCCGCGGCGAACACATCGCGCCGAAGACCCTCACGCTCACCGCTGATGGGTTTCCGACCGGTGCCTTCGAGTTTGTCGATGGGCCGGTGCGTGAGGTCGAGTCGGTGGTCTATCTCGATGGCGAGGGCACTGAAACCACGTTCGATAACGTCTCGCCGCATACCTGGATCTTCGTGCCGGCCGGCCGCGTGCGACGCGCGACCCTGCAACCGGCCTATGGCGAGGCGTGGCCTGTCGCCCGCGCGCAACCGGATGCCGTGGTCGTGACGTTCACGGTGGGCTCTGCGACGCCAGAAGAGATCCCTGACGACGTGCAGCATGAAATCGGGTTAACCGTGGGTGAGTTCTACACACACCCCGATCTCTCGAATGCCGACGGCCAGGTCGAAAACATCCTCGGGCTCGCGGCCTTCTATCCGCGGCGGTGGAGCAATGGCCTTTAGATGGCGCACCGTGGCGCGACTGGAGGCTGGTCAGCGCGATCGTCTGATCGAGATCCAGCAGCGTCCGGTCGCGGATGTGGCGGATGCGGACTCGGGGGAGCCGGTCGAGACCTGGAGCACGCTGGTCGCGCGCCTGCCGGCGGCGCGGACGGACATCCAGGGGTATGAGCGGGTGCGTGTCACGCATCTCGCCTCGGCGTCGGATGTGCGGTGGGAGATCAACTACCGGCGGGACATGGACCCGGAATTGCTGGACGTGCCAAAGACGCGCCGGCTCCTCGTGGCCGATCGCGTGCATGACATCGTGGCCGCCTCTATTCTCGGCCGCAAGCGCGGCATCGAGCTCTGGACGATCGCCTCGACGCAGGTGCCCGCATGATTAGCGTGCAACTGCACGGCGGAGCCCAGCTCGCGCAGGCGCTGGCGAGCTTAAGTCCGGCCAAGTCGCGCGGCCTCATGACGGCGATGTTAAAGCAGGCGGCCGTACCAATTCAACAGCGCATGCGGGAACTGGCGCCCGTTGAACCTGGGCCGCCGGATTTGCGCGATCACATCGCGATTGCGACGGCCTCCGGCGTGCTCGAGGGGCCAGATGAAGTGCGCGCGAAGCAAGCAGGCGAAGCGGCGGTCGCGATCGGACCGGAGCCAGCGTTCTTCTACGGACTATTTCAGGAATACGGGACGGTGCGGCATGCTGCGCAACCGTTCATGCGGCCGGCGCTCGATCAGCGGGCGTCGGCGGCGATCAAGCTGCTGCAAGACGTGATCTGGCGGCATCTGCGTGCCCGATCGGGGAGCGGGCGAACGACATGACGTTGGCTGAAGTGGTCCGGGCGTATCTCTTGAGTCTCGCGCCCGTGACGGCGCTCGTGAATGCGCGGATCTGGGAGGTCCAGATGCCGCAGAATCCGACGCTGCCCGCCGTCCTGATTCAGCAGATCAGTGAGGTGCAGGCCCCCCATTTGCGCGGCACGGACGCGCTCGTCTGGGGCCGGGTGCAGATCGATTGCGTGGCCGCCACGATCAAGGCGGCTCGTGCCGTCGATCAGGCCATCCTGGGCGACTACGTGGGTGGTGTGGTGACTGGTTTGCGTGGGGCGACTGCGACGCTGGGGAGTCCAGCCGTCGAACTGGTGCAAGCCCTCGCGGACGGCTACCGAGAACTCTTCGACCGGGATGAAACGCACCGGGCGCGGGTGTCGCGAGACTACCGCGTCTGGATGATGCAAGCCTAACGCACGACCGACACGCACGACCAAGGAGCACTGACATGGCAGACCTGACCGATACGACGTACCAAGGGGCCGGGATTCACGGGTATCTGGCCCAGTTTCTCGTCGGCGACGGCGCGAGCCCGGAAGGGTTCGAAGCCGTGGCCGATGTGATTGCGATCACGCCGCCGAGCACCGACACGGCGGTGATCGACATTACGCATCTTCGATCACCAGGGGCGCACCGCGAAGTCATCGCCGGCTTGCGGAGCAGCAATCCCTTCACCGTGCGTTGCAACTACCGGCCGAGCCACGAATCGCACGCCTATGCGGGCGGCGGCAGCGGGTCGTTCGCGGGCGGCGGCATTCCGTATCTCGCGCAGCAGCGGGCGATCAAAAACTTCAAGGTCGTGATCTATGAGGCGGGCTCGCCCGCGGGCGAAGAACTGCCCGTGACTGGGTTCATCTCGAACCTGACGTTCGGCGAGATCGGCCCGGACAACAAGATCGAAATGACCTTCGCGGTCCAGCCGAGCACGGACTTCACGTCCACCCTGCCGTAAGGCGGACGCATGGCGAACCGTGAAAAGGGTGAAGTCGATCTCGAGATCGGCGGCCAGCGGTATACGTTGGCGCTGCCGACGAACGCGATCGTGGAACTCGAGACCTTGCTCTCGACCAAAGAGACGCGCGCGCGTGTGCCCGAGGTGGTCTACGAGGTCGCGATGGGCAACATCACGTATACGCGGGCGTTTCTCTGGGCGGCCTTGCGCAAACATCACAAGGCGATCACCTTGGAGGGCGCGGGGGATCTCTTGGATGTGGTCGGCGGCACGGAGCAGCTCTTCGCCGCCATCCAGGCGCTCCATGCCTCCACTCGGCCGGACCCGGAGGATCAGACAACCGTGGACCAGGGCCGCCCTCAGGCGCCGCGCTCGATCCCTGGGATTGGCGCGGCTGCTACATCCACGCCCGACGCATCGGCCTGACGGCTCAGGCGTTTTGGGCGTTGACGATTCGGGAGTTGTTCCGCGAGTTTGCGGCGGCCCGCTTGCGCGCGGAGGATACGTATCGGCGCGATCTGACCCTAGCGTGGCAGATCGCCCGCTTGCATGGGGCACTGAGGAGTAAGCGAGGGCTCCAACCGTTGTCTATCTATCTCGATGAGTCTGCTCGTGCCGTGCCGGCACAGCAGACGTATCCGCAGATGCGCGCCGTGTTGCGTGTCTTGAGCGAATCGTACGGCATTCCGATTCGGCAGGTGACACGTGGCTGATGCGACGGGGATTGTCGGCGTCCTGCGCGTGCTCTTGCAGGCGGATACCGTCCAATTCGAGCAGAAGCTCAAGACGGCCGACAAGAATGTCCAAGCGATTGCGCAGCGGCTCAAGATGGATCTCGAGCCGTCGCAGCGGTCGGTCAATGCGGTGGTGCGGCAATTTCTGGGCACGCGGGAGATTGGTGCGGCCGAACGCTACGCGAAAGCGGTCCAGCAGATTGGCGGCGCGAATCGGCTGACGGCCGGCGATCAAGCCAAAGTCAATCGTGTGGTGACGGAGGCGCTCGGCCACTACAAGGCCCTCGGCCAGCAGGCGCCGCCGCATCTTCTCGCCCTGGCGAACGCCACAAAACAAGTTGAAGCCCCGACCAGTAAGCTAAATACGACGCTCTCGACCATGAAGGGCGTGCTCGGCGCGTTCGGGATTTCGGTCGGCGTGTCGTCGCTGGTGAGTTTCGGGAAGTCGGTGTTCGCCGCAGCCGATCAGATTGGCGACCTCGCCCAGAAGATGGGCGTCTCCACGGAGGCGGCCCAGCGGTTCCAATTCGCGGCCCGGCAATCTGGCGCGGACATCGAGGATGTGACGCGCGCACTCGTGCAGATGAACGACCGCTTGGCCGAAGGCGACAAGGGCACCGTGGGGGCGCTGACAGCGGCTGGCCTGAAGTTCCAGGAGATTCGGGCGATGCGGCCGGAGGTCGCCTTCCGCACCATCGCGGATGCCATCGGACGGATCGCTGATCCGATGCAGCAAACGCAAGTCGCGATGGAACTGTTCGGCAAGGCCGGGCAGGAACTGCTGCCGATGATTCGAGAAGGCACGCTCAAGGTCGCCGATAGCGTGCGTGTGATGTCGGATGAGACCGTGCAACGGCTGAAAGAGGCAAAACAATCCTGGGAGAACTTCTGGGCTGGTCTCACGATTGTCAGCGGCGAAGCCATCGTCAAGATGTTCGATCAATGGCACAAGTTCATCGCTGATTTTCGAACCGGCGTCGTCTTTCTCGCGCGCGTCGCTGGGAGCGGCGGGAATGTGGCCCAAGCCCTCGCCCTCGGATCGGCCGAGTTCCTGGCGGCGGAGGCGTCAAAGACCAAGGCGCGGCCAGCGACCACTGGTCCGGCGCCCTTCAGTCCCGAAGGCTTAGGCCTCGGCCTACGGCATCTTCCCTCACTGCCGCAGACGAAGGAAGAACGCGACCGGGAAGCGGCGGCCGTCAAGAAGGCGGCCGAGGACGCAAAACGGCTGAACGAGTTGTATCGCGCGTTCGAGCGCGAGCGGTTGACCGGCGTCACGGACACCCAGCGGCAACGGCAGGCGTTCGAGGCGCGCTTTCTGGCCGAGCGCGGGCTCACGGGCGCGGCGGCGTGGGCCAGGGCTATTGTCTCGCCCATCAGTCCGGCCGCGTTGTTCGGCGGCTCGGTGCCGCTCGGGGCACCACCAGCCCCTGTCGGCGGCTTTCCGATCGCGCGTCCGCCTGGGCCCAAGTTCGGCCCGAACTTTTTCCAGCCTGGTGTGAGTGCGGCCGATCTGGCGAAAGGCGTGCCCGTGGCGTCCTTGGGGATGCTCTTCCGAGGCGGCATGAGCACGACGCTCGGCCAAGCGCCGCAGACGATTCTCGCGGCGTTGACCGGCGGCGGGAATGTTGGGAAGGCCCTTGGCAGTCTCTTCGGCGGGAATCTCGCTGGCTCGCTCGTGGGGAAATCAACCGAGGGTGTCTTCGAGAGTGGTCTTGGGAAATCGTTGCAGGGCGTGTTCGGCAAGTCCTTCGGCGGCGCGATCGCGAATCTCTTGCCCGGCATCGGGGCACTGCTCGGCCCGATCATGGGGAAAGTCTTCGGCGCGATTGGGAATCTCGGCAAGAACGTCACGCTTGGCGCGCGGCAGGATTTCGCCAAGCAACTCGGCTTCGAGTCCCTGGACAATCTGTTTGAAAAATTGCGGAGCTTGGGGCCGGAGGGCGATCGGCTGGTCTCGACCGCGCTGAATGTGATTGGCAAGAAAGACGAAGCGGCGAATCGCCGCTGGATGGCCGATGTCACGAAGTTCTTCGATCGGCTGGAAAAAGTTCCCGGCAAGGTGCAGGAACTCTCAGCCGCGCTCGGGAAGTTTGGCGGCGCGATTCCCAGTCAACTCGACCCGCTCCTCGATTCAATTCTCGGCCAGGCCGGACTCTCGGGCGATCTGCGTCGGCAACTCGAAGGCCTGAAGAAACCGTCGTGGCAATCGGCGCAGGACTTGGCCTCGACTTTTGGGATTCAACTGGGGGCGCTCGGCGGCGGCTTCAATCAGGCTCGGTTAGCCGAGTCCGCCTTCCAATTGACGCGCGCCTTGGATGTCTTCAAGCGATTCGAGGGCGCGGATCAAAACGCGATTCTCCGCGACATGGCCGATGAGTTTTCCGCGCTGGCGCGGGAGGCGATGAAGAACAATGTCGCGCTCCCGCGCGCCATTCAGCAGTTCATTCGGCAAGTGGACGAGATGGGCCTCCTGCTCGATGAGAACGGCAATCGGATCGATCTGTCGCTCCTGAAGTTTGCCGACATCGAGGATGAATACCAACAGCAAGTCGTCTCGCTCTTGGAACAGATTCGCGATCTACTGGCGGGGCCGAGCGCGACGACGCCGGGCCGTCCGCAATTACCCTGGATCGAACCTAGTGAACCAGGCGAAGGCCGTCGCCGATTCAGGGAGGGCACGTATGTTGGCTTGCCGAGTTTTGCCGGCGGCACGCGCGGCCAATATATGGACTTCGGGCCGGGCACGCCCGTGATGCTGCACGGCAGCGAACGGGTGATGACCGCCGGGGAGGCGGGCGCGGCTCACTTCACCATCAATGTGATGACCCCGGATACGCAGACGTTCGAGTCCTGGCTGCGGCGTGGTGCGGCGAGTGTCATCGCGCGCACGCTCACGCCCGAGCTCGAGCGGATCGGCTTGGCGCGCTGATGGCCGAGTTCCGCGTCCTCATCGGGGGCACCGAGCGCACGGTCGCGTTGCCGTCGCTCACGCTCCAGCGCGTGGTGAATGGCCCGGACATTCTGACGTGTGAGGTGCTGGACGAAGACGGCGTGTATCAGCCTGGAATTGATGATCTGCTGGCGCTCGAACGGACGGATGTGTCGCCGGCGTCCTTCTGGGAAGGCGTAATCCAAGTGACCGAGGAGCGGGCGCTGACGGGCCACGGCGTGGGGCGCGTGACGCGCGTCACCGCCTACGATTACAGCGTCTATCCGTCGTTCGTGACGGCGACGATCTCGTTCGGGAGCGCCACGTCGCCCGTCGCCACACTGGAAAGCGCGTTACAGGATCTCGTCACGGAGTATCTGACCGCCTACGGCATCACGCTGCATCCCAGTCAAGTGACCGGGCCGACGCTCGACGCGCTGGCCTACGACGGCGCGACGGTGGACAGCATCCTCAACGATCTGTCTCAGCAGACGGGCTTCGTCTGGAAGGTTGATGCCGATCTGCAATTAGAAATGTGGGACCCGTCCACACGATCGGCGGGTTTCGATCTGACGGGCACGCCGAATACCTATGTCGGCGACGTGACAGTCGAGCGGTTTCGCCAGCGGTACTACAACCGCGTGATTGTGTACGGCGGCGAAGGCTACAACCAGAACATCAGCGGCGAACTGAAGATCGGGGACGGCAGCGCGACCAAGTTTCTGCTTGACGCGCCGATGTACTATTTCGGTCCGGTGGTGTTGGAAGTCACGCGGAGCGGCGTCGCGGGGATCGAACTCGTGGATGGCGTCGAGTGGATCTTCGACGGCGATGACTACTCGATCAATAACGGGACGGCGGCCACGCTCGGCAATGGCGATACGATGCTCGTGGGCGTGACCGGGTATTCGGCCTGGTATCCCATGAAGATCGTCGCGGACGGCCGCGGGTCGCCGCCCGATCCGCCGCGGGATCTCATCATCCGCCGACCGGATTTGTTCAATCGCGCGGCCATGCAAACGTTGGCCGACCAAGCGCTCGCGGTCAGCCAAAGCGATTTCATTCGCGCGACCTACGAGACGGAGGAGCTGGACATCGCGCCGGGTGAATCGCAGACCTGCACACTCACTGAACGCAATCTGAGTGGCGCGTTCATCTGCACCGAAGCGCGCCTATTCAACGTCACCGATGGTGATACGTCCACCTTTCGCCAGCAGCTCACGGTCGTCAATGGCGTCAACGCGAAAGCGATCTGGATGGACCTCTATCGACGGTGGCTGGGCAGCACGGCCGGCAGCGCGCCGGTGGCGAGCAGTCCGACGACGACGGCGGTCATCAGCGCCACCGCGACTGCGGGCATTGTGCCGTTGCCGCTCGAGGTGCGAGTCGCGAAGCTGGACTACACGAACGCGCAGATTCTCGCAGGCGCCACCTCGCCGCGTATCATTCTTCAGGCCCCGGCGGCGAATGAACTCTACCTTCCGATCCGCCTCCTGGTCATTCAGGATTTCGCCAATCCGACTGGCTACAATAACGCGCGTGGCTGGGGGGTGCATTATGCAGGCTTCAGCGCCAGCCTGTTCACCACGGCCTCATCCACGACCACGGCGGGATTCTCCCTCGTGAATAACACCGCATGGCCCACTGGGCTCGGCATCACGGCGGAGAATCAAATCCTCGCGGCGGCGATGGAGTGTCATCTGAATGCTGATCCGGGGGGCGCTGGGGATGCGGCGAATACGGCGACGGTCTATCTCATCTACGGGAGAATCGTGCGGTGACGGAGCGCGAGAGCATGGATCTTGAGGTACGGATCGCGCGCTTGCAGACCGTGGTCGAGACCGGCTTCCACGAGTTACATCGGCGGCATGATGATTCCGAGCGACGGTCGGAAAAGCGCCATGAGCAGAATACGGTCCGGCTCAATGGCATCAATGGGCGCGTCGGCGAGGCCCATGAAAAACTCGCCCGGCATGATGGCTGGATTCAGAGTCTCCAGACGGAGTTCGCGCGCGTGCGGGAACGGGTGCATGAACTGGTGAATCGTCTCCAGACCAGGCCGGACGGGAAGTTTGAGGACGGCCATGTCAGTCGGTTAGAATTGCGTTGGCTAGTGGTGCTGATTGTCAGCTGTTTCTCGGCCGGGGCGGGTGTGATGGCGTGGATTCTGAAGCTCGTCGGCATCATGTGACCGGATCATGACGATCATGCGGCCCGTAGCGATTGTCGCGCGTGACAGTAAGCGGCTCGAATCGATCACGCCGCCGCTCCGCGCGATCGTGACGAAGATCCTTACTGCGATGGAGGGACTCGGGTATCCCATGACGGTC